TTGTTACAGTATTTGAACCAGAAGTAGAGTTCTTGCCATCGCCGTATGTATGTCCTGAAAAGACTGAAGTAGGAGATTCCATTATCTTACGTCCCAGTCTCTACCGTCATTGGCCTCATCAGGACTAATCATTGGAGTTGACATTACATTGAACCAGCAAAGACTGACTTAGGAGCTTTCTTTTCAGCAACTTTAGTATCTGCTTTACCAGAACCTTTTTTACCACCAGTGTTTACACCACTTAAACGATAATTTTCTGCACCTGTCAGTTTAGACATATCTGCTGGTTTTTGTACTACACTGCCAATTAAAAAGGTTCGTTGCTCCTGTTCACTTAATGGTGGTAATCCTTGTTGTGCGCGTTTAGCATTTACTTGTTCTAGTCGAGCTAAACTGCTTACATAACGCCTACCAAAACCAGTAAAACTACTGCCTGAGCCACCACCACCGCCTGAACTAGCGTTTTTCTTTTTAATACCGAACTCTTTTAATTTTAAATCATAATCTTGTTTATCGGTCTTTTTCTGCCAATCAAATTTATCCTTTAAAAAGTCGTTATGTATTTTATCTTGTTTTTTTAGATAACTAAATTTATCTGTTCTGAACTTATTATCAACACCAGTCTGTGTTTTAGTAAAATCAAATTTATCATTAGCTAAATTTACACCAGCTTCTCTAGCACCGATTTGACTTGTAATATTGTCATGAGTGTACTTATCATTACCGAGTTGGCGCATATAGTTCTGCTGACCGGTGTATATATTACCTAAAGCCCGTAAACCATCTATACCTGCAGCACCATTAATAACACCATTTTGAGCTAATGTTGCTAATTCTTGAGGACTTTTAGCAGCCAATATGTCATTCATTCCATTAGCAATTAGCTGTTGTTTTTTAGCCTCTTGTTGCAAGGTATCTCTAGCTATAGAAGCTTTATCTAGAGCCGCTATGCCACCATAACCGGATGATAACAATGTAGAACCAGATTGTAATAGCTTATTAGCTGCACTCATATCTGGCCCCATGAGTGCATTTCTCCAGTTATATGGCATAACTTACCCCTTATATCCTTTCAAATGTACGAGTATGATCTCTCATGTATTCATCAAGTCCTGATAAATCTCCATGATGTAAACTAGCATACTGTTCTTTAGTACGTGCATTATATAAATTAGTTTCATTACCAACTTGTGTATTATATATCTGCTTTTGCATAGCCATTTGCTGTTTAGCTAAGTCTATTTGGCTTAGCCCTGTGTACAATTTACCAATATCAGCTAATGCTGCAGCACCACCTGATAGCCATCCTTGTTGTTTATTAGTACTAAGAGCGGAACCTGCTAATTTATCAAACCAATTACCTTCAGGTAATCCCTGTGGCATATTTTGAGTCAGATTTGAACCATTCTGCATTGTAAGTTGAGGAAGATTAAAATTTGCACCTTGTCCCCCTAACATATTTGTAAAACTACCCATTAAATTGTTTAAAAAATTCATTATCTTCGTCCTCATCTTTAAAATTGGTATTTATTTCTTCAACTACATTTTGTACTAAAGCAGTTGACGCTAGTTTAGCATATTTTTCTACTTCTGACTTTCCATATTTAGTATCTGCATAACTAAACATATCTTTTGGAGAAGTTACTTTAGTATCTGTAACACTTAAAGTTTTTTCTACTATATCAACAGCAGTGGTTCTATCTATAAATTCTTTTGAAGATTCAAATAATACACTATCAAATACTTCATCTATTGCACTATCTATATCATCTTTTTTAGGTGTATCTGTATCTACAGTCGTTTCAGTATCTATTTTTTGTAATTCTTCTATTTTAGCTGTCATTTTAATTTCAATAACTGACATAGTAAGTTCTTGAAGTTGCTGTAAACCAGTAGCATCAAACTTAGTTATATCATCAAAATGTCCTGTTACTGCTGCAAATAATAATTGCGCTATTAGAGTATTTGTTTTACCAATACTTTTAACTAACATTTTAATTATGGCTCCTTTTAGGAAATCTAAACCTATTTTATAAGCCAGTGTTATAAATGCCTGCATTGATAATTCAACAAACAGAAAAGTACCTAAAGTTACAATCATAAAGAAAACTCTAAAAAAGCTAAAAGCTTCTAAAACAAATGAAAGTACCTCTTTCCACCAAGCAACATGAACTACTTTAGCTCCATATATTTGTAAAAATATAGAAGAGCCTGTAATATTTTCACGTTCTAACCCTCTAAATTTAGTTTTATCCATTATTAAAGTACGCAATAAAGGTACTGTAAATGGAGTAGATTGTGGTCCTTCATAGGGTGGTGGATCAACTTTATTACCATTAGCATCATAAACAGTAGGTGAATGTTCTGCATCATATTTGTCCCAATACCACTGCTCTTTTTCTGCATTAGGTAAATCTTCGGCCCATCTACTATTAGCACTATTTGGTAAACGTATTTCATGATTTTGTTGTAAACCATTTACTGTAATACTTTTTATTAATACGCCATTTTCGTCTTTTGCTTCCAATAATAAAGAATAACCATTTAATTTATCAATACGTTTATTTCTTTTACTATCAGCATCATTTTCTGGTGGTACTTCTACTAATTGAGTCATACCACTTTCTTCATTGTACACTACTGATACCATCCAGGGTGGTGTAACTTCTGCATCAGCTAAAGTTTGTATCCATGTATGTGTATATTCTATCTTTTTATCCATTAGATCTAATGGACTATTTTCTACTATTTCTACATTTCTAAATGATAAGTACTGATTGTACCTACCTTCAGTTATAGAAATAAAATTAATATCATCTAAAGCATTACTGGTTTTTAGTACACCTACAGTATTATCAACTACATATTGCCAGAATAACATTAGATACTTATTATCATCTCTATTACGAGTATATGCAGATACACCTAATGTTATATACATATCAGTTATATCATCTAAGGAACCAGATTCATTAATTCTTTGAATGAATTTTTTTAAAGAACCAACTCTTAGTTTTTTAAAAGTTCTTTCTATTTGTTTTACTCGCACTGCTGGTTCATATTCTTCTAGCCATTTTTTATCTTTTCGTATTTGTACAATAGGATAGGCATAACCTAAATCTGGTCTAACTGGGTACATCAAACCAACTGAAGAATAATCTGTTGTATTCATATTAAGTATTGTTACTATTTTTTCATTAGGATAACCACTTGTTGACCATTCTATTAAATATAATAAATCTGTTGATTGTGGTTTTAATATGAATGTACCTACATTTACTTCAGCAAGGCTATAATGTTCTACTTTTTCTAAACTAGAGTTTCCGTTATCATCAGTAACCCAATCTTTACTTACATAAGCTGGACCCTTACTATATCTATAATTAAGATAAGTAGGATTAGTATTAAAACTTTCATTGCCATCTGTAATTGTTAATTTTGTATAATGAGGTGGATCTGGGTAATTATCATCCTGTATGGCTATATTACCATCAACATTAACTATCCTAGAAGGCTGTCTGTAAATAGTTACTTTAGGTGTTTGGTAATTAGGGGGTGTAGGATTTGGTGGTGGTGGTGGTGGATTTTGTGTTACATGAAATTCTACTCTATGCGTACCACCGGCACTTTCAGATAATGTTGGTTCTTCTATTAAACCAATAGGATTTAACGGATCAGTATGTGTAAAGTGACTTCTGGCTACATCATAACTAGATAATTCTTCTCCTGTAATTACTTTTGCTGAAAGTATTGTGGCTATACCTGCATTTTGATAATGACTTTCTAAATATGCTTTTACATGCACTAAATCTACAATGTAGCCATTATTTAATTCTATTTCAGGTAAACCATAGGGATAGCCATTAGGTAAGTTTTGTTCTGTAATCCATCCTTTTTTGTAATATGCATTAGTGAAACGAGAAGGTCTATTAACCGAAGCAGCAACAATATTGCCGGACATACTTGTTTCAAAGTGAATCGCATTTAAAACTGCTTGTGGATATGGAGAATGGTATTCATCACTAATTCTTTGTGTTAAAGCAGATACAGATATATAAGTAGACATAACATTATATAAATGATCCAGCAGTAGTTATATCATCAGCAGCACCTGTAGCTGCACCATCGCCTACCATTCCAGGATCTACATTAAGATCTTGTGTTCTAGTAGCAGCAAACATATCAGCATAAGCTTTAGCTCTACTTTCTGCTCCTTTTACTTTGTAACTTTCTGCCTGATTATGAATTAATTTTATCTGTTTACCCATAACAGAATTAGCTGCTGCTGTTGCAGAGTATTTAGCTTTTTCGGCTCCTGCTTGATTAGTTATTAATAAAGCTCTTGCAGTTTCTGTTAATATCTTTTTATCAATTAAATCATTATTTTTCTGTATGCCTAATAATTTATCATCAGCAGCATCATGATCATCATTTAACAGTACTATTTTAGCTGCTATCTCTAGTATTTGTTTAGCAATTAAAGCAGCTCTTTGAACTTCTGTTAAAGCTCTCTTATCGGTTAAATTTGCTTCGGCATTTGTAGCATTAACCTGAGCATTTATTAAAGGTACTCTTGCATTTATTAAAGCTATTTCAGCTTGGATTTTAACAAGTTCTTTTACTTTAATTTCTAGTTCTTTAGCAGCTAAAGCTATTTTCTTATCCATTAAAGAATTTTCTTTAGTGGCAAGGATAACCTTTTGTGTTTCAATTAATAATTGTTGTTGGAGAATTTCAAGTTTCTTAGCCATTTCAGCTATCTTGGAATCTTCAACTTGAATCTGTTTATATATATAAGCTGTTTCAGCAACAGTTTTTAATAGATCTTTTGCTGCTTGGTTTATTTGTGCTACAGCTAATGTATTTTTATGACCTGCAAGTATTACTTCTTTTTGTTTAATTAGTAATTCTTGATCTTTAATAGGTAGGTCTTTAGTAAATAACTGGGTTTTTACATTTTCTTGAGCTATTTGTTCAGCAGTTAATTGTACTTTTTTAAGTATAAGCGAATTTTCATGACCAGAATATATAACTTTATTTTGTGCTATTAACAGTTCCTGATCTTTTATTGGTAATTCTTTATTAGTTACTGCTGTTTTAGCAATAATATAATCTTTATCTGCTTCAGTATGGTCTTTTCTTGCATTTGTTAATTCAGTATCTGCTTCTGTATGTTCTATTTCTGCTTCTGTTTTTTGTTTAGCTAACAAAAACATCAAACTCTGATCAAGAACATGACCAATTAATGAAGAATAAACGGTAGCATAATCACTTTTATCAATTCGTTCTTCGTCAAACTCATTTTGTAAATGCTTACCAATGGTACGCATTAACACATCAAAATAGCCACTGCCATCTAATGTTTGAGTTGTAACATCATTTAAATTTATACTAGCCATTATGCTACCTATTTTTTATTCTACAAAAATACCAGCAGCCTGTTGAGTAGCCGCCAATTCTTCAAGCTCTTCTTTAGTGGGTTGTCCCACTTCTTGAATAGTAAAGGCTTTACCCATACTGGTTTTAGTATAAGGAGTACCATCGTCTCTGCGTAATTCTTTAAACTTTTGATAAGGAACTTCTTTTAAATAGTTTATAAGGATATTAGGTAGCATTTGAGGTTTACCATCATACAAAACCATTTGACCAATAGGACCTGAATAACTATTTCTAGCTCTAAAAAATTCCCCTTGCTTTTTAATTCTTGATGGATCATTTACTGTAACAATAACCCGTATTTTTTTAATGGCTTTTCTACGATGTTTAACTGCTAACTGAGCCTGTGATTTTTTAGCTAAGGCATCTGCATCACTATTTAAAGCCATCTTAGCTTCAGCTTCTTTGACTCTTTTTTCATAAGCAGCAGCTTCCTGCTTGGCTTTAGCTTCTTCTTTAGCCTTAGCTTTAGCTGCTGCCTTTGCTTTAATTTTCTTATCTAGTTTACTTTCTACCTTCTGTTTTTTCTTCTTCTTGTTGCTTTTCTTTGCCTTCTTTGCAGTGTTTTTCTCTTGCGTTTCAGTAGAAGGTTCCTTTGTGACCACTTCAGGTTGTGCTTCTTTTTTATGAGCATCAATACGCTCCTGTAAAGTTTCTTCACTAATATTAGGTGAAAATGTAATACCTAAGCTTTTAGCGATAGCTTTAGTTTTATCTGTTGCTTTCATGTTTTAATTTCCTAAATTGAAAAAATAGGAACCACTAAGGGTTCCTATTTTAATTGTAGCATGTGTTTAGTAAGCTGCTATTGTTTTAATTAACAAAATACGTTCAGGTCTAAGAGCCATAAAACCGTACCACCAAAGGATTGACATAAACCCTGTTTGGCCGTATGGATCTGTACGATCAGCAGTTGCTTTACTAGGTGGTTTATGAATAATCTGGAATTTATATTTACCTTTACCAGATAACTCTAATCCAATAGTAGTAAACGCAGCATCACCCACGACTAACATTGGGAATACATCGTACTTTCCGCCTGTTTCATAGTAGCCAGCGTTATTTGTAACATCTGCTCCAGCACCTTTCCAATGCATCATGTTGTTATCAACAACTAGACGGAAATCACCTAATGAGCCGTATTCATCAGCCATTACATGACCTGCTTGCTGATAATGAACGGCACGAATAAGTAGCTTTTTACCAAAGTTATCTACCATATTATCTACAGTAGGAATAAGTTGAGAAGGAATAAACATAATACGGGCAGAAGGAACTACTCGAGTATCTACCATACGAGAACCAGTAATTACACGGGTATCGTGAGGAGTATTATTGTTATTCAAATCAATAGTTGCATTAAGCAAGTCACTATATGTAACTAACGATTCAGAACCTTGGTTGCCGTTAATTTCATTAGTAGCAGTTGCTGTACCACCATAAATGATAATACCGGGTGAACTTAATAAGTCAATCTGAAGAGCATCTTCCTGTACTTGGTTAGCTCCGATAAGCATTTCACGATCAACAGAAGCCCGAATATCTTTCTCAGTATCGAACATAACGCTATCTTTAGTGTACTCATCGAAGAAGCCAAATTTCTGAAATGTACCTTCAAGCGTAATACGAGTGAAGCCAACACGGTTAACTCGACCACCATGTTCACCAACTACAGGCAAACGGTCTTGAACATAACCTACGTCACGGCTTGAACCATATAAGTTACCAGATGCCGGTACAGATGCACCAGTATCATCAATTTCCCAAGGATCGGCTAGACCTGTTAAATTGGCTTTAGTTGTATCATAGTCAGTATCGAATACACCTAATGCTTTAAAGATAGCTTCAGCTTCAATTTTAGCTGCTGCTAGAGCTGCTGCATCATTGGCACCTTCACCAACAGCATAAGTAGCTGCATGCAGTCCTTGTTGTGCGCCAGGAGTACTAATTACAATAGTAACTTCTCGAGTGGTAGTCACACCGGAAGCATCAATACCCTGATTGTTAATGTTTGCATCATCAAGCAATGGAACCCAATGATATTGAACGATACGTTTACCCATGTGTTTAGGCATGGTATAGACATCAGCTAAAGCTCCATAATGCTTCTTTTTTGCAGCTTCTTTAAGTGCTTTTCTACGCCAAACGTATGTATTAATTTGATCGCCGATGGTACTAGGCGCACCATGCGTAGGATCATTGTAAGATTGTGGATTTTCAAATGGCATTGTACCACCTCATAAATTAAAGATTTAAGTAGGTAACTGAGCAACTAATTTTTCAAAATCTTCTTCTGAAGCATTTTCTAGCTTAGCTAGAATGTCTTTCTCAGTAAGCTCAGCAGTCTTATCCGCTGTATTCCTAGTATTAGCTAGGATTGTTTTATCTGCGGTAGTTTTAGCTTTACTTTTATCGGGTGATGCCGTTGCGGGTTGGTTTTTATCAAAAACGCCTGCGTCAGTTAGTTGCATTCCAATGCGTATATAGCTTTGTAAAAATGGTTCATTATCTGGAATGGTGCCAAGAGCTTTCTGTTTCATCAGTTCTCCTGCCACTACATTATAGATATTATGTTCCATGTGTTGATATATAATATCTAAGTCGTTAGGGTTTTCCTTTAACAACTCTATAGATGAATTATCCCACTGTTTGTCAATAGTGTCAACTAAGTCATTGTATAATGGTTTATCTTGTAACTCATGTAGCTTAGCAGATAAATTTTCAGTACCTGTATCTACCTTAGCTGTATGATCTTTAGGAGCATAACCTTCACTATCCTCATCTAGATCATAGACATCTATATCTTTATCTTTAAGTAATTTAGCGATAGCTTGCTTATCTCCATGTAATAGATCTAGTGCAAAGTTAAGATCATCTGGAGAGGTAATGCCACCTTCTTCTAAAGTAGCTATAATTTTTCTGTGTTCAGCTAACTGGTTAGTCTTTCTGGTGTAATCAACACCTTTTTGCATTAATGCAATAGCTTCATCTACACTAGATACCGATATTTGAGAACCTGCTGCTTTAAATGGAGAAAATAATTTATTAACTATATCGTTTTTATCTTCTTCTGTTAAAGATGTTATAAATTCTTTTTCTGTAGTTTTTTCTGGTTCCTTATTCTTATTATCGCCTGAGTCTCCTTCATCAGTTTCTGCATTTTCAGCTTCTTCTGCATTAGCAGACTTATCTCCATCTTCAGTATTAGTTTCTCCATCTTCAGACGAAGGTTCCGTAGTCGTACTGTCATTTGGCGTATTAGATCCATCTGTATCACCTTTTTTCGTATCCTTTGAATTGCTAGTGACCTCAATTACAGTTTCGTCAAGTTCTTCATCAGATGTACTATCTAATTTATCGAAAATATCATCCAGATTTTCAGACGATTCATTAGAATTTTCTTCAGTAGTTTCAGTAGTTTCGATCTCTTCAGAGCCATTCATATTATTAATAATTTCTTGCTCTTCTTCTGTAAATTCCGTACTCATTACCATCTCCTTATAAATATCTATTAATTATACGTTGCCTGTATAGGACTCTACGCTATCTTTATTAGAATTTTCTGAATCTCGTAACTCATTTCTTTGTTCTTCAGAAAGGTTCATAAGGTCTTGAGTTTGCATTTTTTGTGCAGCAGCTTTGTATGACATTTGATGTATAGCTGCTAATTTTTCATTAAGTAAACCTAGTGAAACAAGTTGTTCAACTAGCATTTCTTTTCTATTTTCAAGTTTACTATTAATACTTGAATCTAGACTGGTATCACCTAGTAATAGAGTTAGCCTGGCAGGTTCTTCTTTAAACATAAATTCGGTAAATACAATATCCCATTCAGGCATTTCTTGTAATTTAGCTAATGCTTTAGCTCTTTCGATATAAGCATTACAATTATCAAGATCCTCTTGTAGTAGTTTATCTTGTTCTTCAATGGGAAGGGATAGTAAAGTATTTGATGTTAATTGTGTCATGTAAATTTATCCTTTTGGTTGTTTAGTTTCCGTTGTTTTCGCTAAATTAGCTACTCTGTTCTTTATATCATGTTG